TCATTTAGACGAACAAATGCTTGAAGTACGTCTTGAAACTTTTTACGAGGGTCCATGATGTTACCGATGTGATAGAATGTATATGGTTTCTCTTGAGGTTCAGGGATATGAGCATGTATCACGTAGAACTCGTTCTCAGGAAATTGCCGAGAGAATACCTTTTTACAAAATTCACTTGAGACAGCCACCCTCTTGAACTCTTTCATGATGAGACCATAATCCTCGTGGACAGTCTCCGTCTCACAAATTGTCATACAGGCGAGATTTTTTATACGCCTCTTCGCATGTTTGAGGTACTCCAGATGTGCAGGAATTGGGAGCATGAAGATGAGGCCATTGTCGCATTCAGGAAGTTCCTTACCAAACACGTAATATACTGATTCATTTCCAAAAATATGGGTATATTTTTTACATAATTGTCCAATGCCAGTGTTCAGAGCAGGACCAATCACGATCATTATGTTTAAAGATAATCTTTCTTTTATATATAGTACAATGGAATCTCTTCGCATAGAAGTTGAACAGGAAATTAAGCGCACTCGCCTTGATAAGGACCGTCTGTACGACCTCCTCTTGAAGATCATCGACAACATGGGCGCCAGTGCAAACGGTGCTCAAGGACCTCCAGGCCCCCCAGGTCCCCAGGGAGTCCCAGGTCCCCAGGGTGGTAGAGGTCTCGCTGGTGAGTGTAAGTGCAAGTGCACTGCCACTGAAGCTGCTCCCGCTAAGGCCCCTGCCAAGACGACCACCACTACCACTAAGAAGGCTCCCGCCAAAAAGAAGGTTGTAGCCGCTTAAATATATATAAAGTTGTAAACCCCATTATAAATACATGTTGGCTGCTAGACCATTGTGTATTTATAACACAGCTGAAAGGCACTGGCGTCAGTATTCACCTGAAACACCCAGGCGTCCTATCATTGTGAAAGCGGCTTCTCATGTGAAGGCTGAGAAGCTGAAGGCTGAAGTGGAAAACCACAGGGATACTGAAATTGAAAAATTGAAATTAGAATTGAAGAAACACAAGGAAGCTGAACAAAAGATTAAGAGGCATGCGAAGTGGATGTTGCGTTCCACCCAGTCGGCTCATAAGGATGCTCAAGATGTCATAGAGATTATTAAGGATTTGTACGGCGATGATGCCTACGAGTCTCCGTAAATTTCTAGGATGTCCCGAACGAGGGGACTTCTCTCAATATCTTTGAACTCAAACTGGATATATTCGATGCGTTTATGGTTTTTACCCGAGATACGTTCGCATATATCCTTGAGACCATTTTCTTCATACTTTCTGTCATGTTGTTTGAGGTCACCCGTGACGACCATTTTCGTACCCTGACCAACTCTCGTCAAAAGCATCTTCATCTGGTTAGGGGTAGAGTTTTGCATTTCATCTGCGATGATGAAGGCATCTTTGAAGGTTCTTCCACGCATGTATGCGAGGGGGCATATTTCTATAATTTTCTCTTTGATCATGTATTGGATGTCGTTCTGTGTGTAATATTCGGCAAAGATGTCCATGATGGGTCTCGTCCATGGATCCATCTTCTCTTCCATGGTACCAGGTAGGAATCCAATGTCCTCCTCCACGGAGACGACTGGACGAGTCAATACAATCCGCTTGTATGTTCGGTCGTTATACCCCTGTATAGCTGCACAACACGCCAACATCGTTTTCCCCGTCCCTGCTGGTCCCACCGCGAATATCATGGGTTTGTTGATACTGTACAACACACGGTTGTAATTTCTCTGATTGTCACCCTTAGGAATTACAACTGGATGCACTTCCTCGAGTTCCATCTCTTCCTCGAAATATTCAGTATCACAAGATGATGAGAGTGAAATCTTGAGACGACGTCCCTTTTTACCTCCCATACTTTTTACGCAGAACTTTTATTGACCCACCATATGAAGCCGCCCAGGAGGGATGCCAAAATGGCGACCAAAAGACCAAACGAGAATTTTTTAGGGTTTTCCTCTGGAGGTTTATCTGGTAACTTCTGAACATTTTGGTTGAGAGTATCAATCTTTTTGAGAAGTTTCTCGAGTGCCATAAGAATTTGAAGTTCGCGATCTTTGGGTTTCTCTTTTACATTTTGTGTGGTAATTTCGAGTATCATGTACCATTGTGAATCTGGGTGAAGAGACACGTAGTCATCATCATCTTGTTGTTCATAAATTTTGAAATCCAACTTTTTTATAGAGATGGGATTGAAATAGTTTTGGTGACGATTGAAACTTTTCCATTGTTTATCGCGAAGAACCGTCGTAGAATCTTTCGCGAAGTGCCTCTCGAGAGGTACTCTCGCAAACACCTGTCCATGACGTTCATCTAGAATTTGGGCAACCTTTGGGATGTCAGGACATACAATATCAACATACTTGGCTATGTTACTGGCAGTAGCATCTGGACTGGCCCCACCCACCTGTGTGATGTAAAAGTCGGCCATTTTCACACCCAGAACTCGACCCATGTCCTCGACATGTGTGTTTGACTTTAGGGTGAGATCAAGAGAAAAAGAGTTGTTTGTACCATTCACGAACCTGGAATCGACGATGATGTATTGAACCTTTTTAGGTATGTCATCTAAAGACATTTCTAATGTTTACAAATATTATAATATGGTCCCTGCGATTGCATGGAACACGATTATCTTCACGGGGTCCTTGGCTATGTTTGGTATTGTCGATTTCATTCGTCTCATGAACTCATATAAAAAGAAGAACCCATAGATATGTAAATATGCTTCTCACAGCCATATTTAATACCATGGTCGGGATGGGTCCTTATTACATGGATTCGACCTACAAATGGTTGAAGATGGCTCTATGGGATGCTCCGACTCGTGTCATCCTAGATGTCCAGCTTGAACAGTTAAGGCTCGAAAGAAACCTAAGTGAGGAGGAATCCGTAGATGAAAAACAAGAATGAAAGAATATCACTTCCCTGTTGTTACCGACGAGTATCGTATCGCGTTTCTGCGAGCGACTGAAGCTCTCTGCCCGGACGTCCAACGTCTTATCTGGGAAGAAGTTCTTTACTGCACCCAACCCATCGACCCTCCACCAACCCCCCAAAAATGCAAAATTTTATACACTCGGTTGCCGACTTCTTTGCCCCGAAACCTGTTCGAAGAAATGTCGGCTACAGGACTATCGAAGCTGTAAATGACTGCGATGAGAAACGATATATTCAGATACCTATCATGTCATCACAGGATCGCCGAGAAAATCTTGAAGTCCTCATTACGAAATGCAAACGACTCATGTCTTTCGTAACGAAGAAGAAGTGGGATGAAAAAATGTACGATAGAATTTCGAAGTTGAATGATGATGTTCGTATGGCATTGTACAAGAATGACGACATCACCCCCTTGTTCAAAGAATTTGAGAGTATCGAGAACTTTTTTAAAGGAAGTTCCAAGTCTAGTATGAACCTAAGTGGTCTCGATAGTATGTAATTTTTATGCAAAATGGATCTCTTCCACAAACTCATCAATCTCATCGACAAGAACTCGAGTGTGATCCCAGAGGGGGACTACCTCGAGATGTGTGATACCATCAAGGAGCTGCGAGACAAAGTAAAACCACCCCCTTTTCTCTTGGATCAAAATGAACCCATGACATATGTTCCAGAAAATCACATTTTTCAGCGATGGATGGATCTGGATGATGACGAAGAACTTGCTCATCCTGGTTTGAATGCGTTTCTTCAAGATTTACATGCGGAATGGAGTATGACCGATAACGGGAACTCTATGAATGATATCCTTGAGAAATTCAGAGACGAGTTTATCACCGATAGGGCTAAACATAATTTACCCGAAGAGACATATCGCAAAGTGTACGAGTTCTATACACAATTATGGGCAGCCTGAAGGTGGTGCGGAAGGATCCACCCTAGCTGATGTGCGTGGTTCTATGCACGCAGAAGGGTCAATAGTAGCTGGTGCATGTAGTGCTTTCAGTCTTGTCAGTTCTTGTAATTGAATATGTATTTGTTTGAGTTCGTTGCATATTTTCACATACACCCATTCTCTCTTCGTTGGGAACATCTCGTCATCCATGATTTCCATGATCTTTCGTACATGTTCCATACCTAAGTCAAGCTTAGAAATTATAATACCAAAAAAATATAAATGTCACTTGTTCCTATCAAGTTGATTAAGGATATTTCCACCAGAAACAGACTCCTGAAAATCAAAGATGAAACCCCAGAAATTGACAAAAATGATTACATCGAGTCGAGAATTACCACAAATGCGAGAGCTCGTAATCTCATGGCTATAGAGGATGCTTCCGAGATGGCAAAGGATTACCTTCACAAGGATGGCTTCTTTGTAAGGTTTGGAGAAGACATTAAAAAGGAATCTGGAAAAGATTTCAAATTTTCATATCGTAAGACTAGTGCGATGGAAAGGAATCGTGCATCGTCTAATGGAGCCACTGGTATCGAATATATTTTGATGGAACATTCATACCCAGATGGTTCGGGACACTATGGTATGGCTAAAGTCAATCATGACAATAAGACGGCTGTAATTTATGATTCGATGACGGATACAGATTCAGATTTTGAAGAACCACTTCGTTCATTACTCAGTCGTAGATATAAACTGTCTATGAAACAGTTGAATGGATGTTACCCACAACCCACTGGTGGTTTCGTTTCGCAGTCGTTTACAAATTTTAAGAATAAGAACTCGATGGGTCTTTCTCAAAAGAAGTTGGAGGAGGCATTTGTCATTTCTCAATACGATGAACTTTCCCAACACCACTTCTGTTACATGGAGTCATTTCTCATTATGATGACTGACCTCGGTATCCTCAGACCTGGTCCCAAAGACCCACGTGAACGCCTCGAATACATTAAAAAGTTTATTTGGGGAGTGATTCATGAGTATGTTCCCAAGTCGAATCGTAGGACGGCTCAATGGAAATATTTCGAAGAGTATTTTCCGTACATCATGGAGACTTCCGACTCTAACGGTAAGCGTTTACCTATGCGAAATGGTATGATTCAACTTCCTCCATCGAATGGAAATGTGCGTTTTAGGGTGAAGAAGTTAAAATTCACTTAAGTAGAAACAAAATATTGTAATCTTCATGTA